TTGTTCGATCTGTTCGGCGCGACCCCGACCTCGGCCGGCGTGATTGTCACGCCCTACAGCGCCATGACGTGCGCACCCGTCGCGTGCGCGGTGCGGTCGATCTCTGAGCCGGCCGGCTCGCTCCCGCTCCACATTTACAAGCGGCTCCCGGACGGCGGCAAAGAGAAGGCCACCAATCATCCCCTCTACAAACTCCTGCATGACGCGCCGAATGGGTTTGCACCGGCCGCGCTGTTTCGCACGCAGCTCATGGCTGACGCGCTGTTGCAGCCTCACGGCGGGTTTGCGCAGATCGTCCGCGTGGATGGCGGCAAAGCTGCCGAATTGATCCGGCTTGATCCCAGGACCACACCGGTTGCCGTCGACGACAGCGAGATTGAACCGATCTACAAGGTGAATGGTCGCGAGATCGCTGCCGCTGACCTGATCCATATCCCGTCCCCGGCATACGATCAGCGCAAGGGCTTGGTGGGCGAGGGCAGGGAGGCCATCGCACTGGCGCTTGTGCTTGAGCGTCACGCTTCTCGGCTATTCGGCAACGGTGCAAGACCGTCCGGTGTTCTCTCGCTCAAAGGAAACGTCACCGTCGATACCCTCACGACCGCGAAAGCGGCGTGGCAGGCCGCACACAGCGGCGCCAACTCCGGAGGCACGGCGGTTCTGCCCAGCGATGCAAGCTGGCAGGCAATGACCTTCAACAGTGTTGATAGCCAGTTCCTGGAAATGCGCACGTATGCCGTTGCGGAGATCGCCCGATTGTTTCGCGTGCCGCTGCACATGCTGATGCAGGTCGATCGTGCTCAGCCTCGCTCGATTGAATCGATCGGCCAAGAATTCCTCTCGCAAGCTCTGTTGCCCCGGCTCAAGGCTTTCGAGCAAGAGCTTGAACTGAAGCTGCTCACGCCGGAAGAGCGCGATCAGTATTGCATCGAATTCAACGTGGACGGCTTCGCGCGTGCCGATCTTCTCACGCGAGCGCAAGCAATGAGCACCGCCGTCTCATCGCGTGTCCTTAATCCGAACGAAGCTCGACAGATGGGCTTTGGCCTGCCGGCATACGCTGGCGGCGAGATCTTTGAGAATCCCAACACTAGCTCGGCGCACAAGGGCGGCAAGCTCAACGGCAACGATAACAATCAAGAGGAAGCCGCCTGATGCTCAGGACCGTTCACCTTCACGGCAGGCTCGGCAAAGAATTCGGCGCGTCCCATCGCTTTGACGTTGCGACGGCCGGCGAAGCGTTGCGCGCGCTCAACTGTGCTTTCCCTGGTCGCTACGTGAAGGCACTTCAGGACGGTTATTACAAGGTCGTCCGCGGCGACAAGCGCAACGGGTTGCACCTCGACCTCGACTTGGTCAATCAGTTCAACCTTGGCGGCGCCGATCTGCATATTATCCCTATCGCGAAGGGCGCGGCTTCCAACACGGCCAAGGGCACAACCAAGATCGTGCTCGGTGCCGCACTCGTCGGCGGCGCGATTTTCTTGTCCGGCGGCGTGCTCGCCACGCCGCTCGCCGCGTCCGGCATTCTGAGCGGCACCACCTACGGCACGGTGGCTGCACTTGGTCTCGGCCTCGCTCTATCCGGCGCGTCAACGCTGCTCGCCAAGCCCGCCGGTCAGTCGACGGAGGGCTCCAATGGCCTCAGCGTCAACAGCGGCAACATCGGCAATTCAGGGCAGCAGGGCAATGCGATCCCGCTGATTTATGGCGAGTGCATGGTTGGCTCGACCGCGATCTCGGTCTGGTCGAGCATTGAAGACATCAGCGTCTATGCCGACAGCGCCGGCTCCATTGAGACCGCATTCGGAGAGGCCGGCTGATGGCTGATCTCTCTTACACCGCGTTCTTTGGCGACGGCGGGCACACGTTCAGGCTCATGCCGCCACAGATCCGCGAGCTTGAGACCAAGTGCGGCCCGATCGGCGCGCTCAGCAATCGCATGTTCGCACACTCATTCAGTCAAGCCGATCTCACCGAGACCATCCGCCTCGCGCTGATCGGCGGCGGCACCACACCCAAACGCGCCCATGAACTGATCGTCGCGTATGTCGACGACCGGCCGCTGGCGGAAACCTACGAACTCGCCGCGAAGATTCTTGAGCGGACGTTGTTCGGCAACCCGGATGGAAAATCAGATGCAATTTAACCTCACAGCGAACGGTGCAACTGACCCGGTGCGTTGGTTTGGCGGCCGTGGCTCGGTCTCCGTTTGGGGCACGTTCGGCGGTGGCACCGTCACACTCCAAATGTCGCCTGACAGCGGCACCACTTGGCTGGACGTCGATCGCACCGGTGACAGCTTCGTCACCTTCACCACACCTGGAGTGGCAGGCTTTGAGCTTGCTCCCTGTCTTCTACGCGTAAACCTCACGAGTGCAGAGTCGCCCTCGTTGAATTTCAAGGCCAACCGATCGTGAGCGCGTTCGGAACTCTCACCGCAAACGGCTTTTCCGAACCAATGCCTTGGTCTGGTGGATCCGGCATGTTCATCTTTTGGGGCACTTTTGGCGGCGGCGCCATGGCCATGCAGTCGTCTGCGGACAACGGCGTGACTTGGACCAATGACGTCGGATGGGGCAGCTTCGCCTTAGAGGAGCGCCATTTTACGACAGGTTTTTTCCTCCCGCCGTGTTTGTTGCGGGCACATCTGGCGGGCGTGAAAACGTCCGCTTCTGTGTCGTTCAAAATCATCCGACATTCTAACGGCTCTGTGTCGTTCAAGAGCGCTCGAACAACGATTGGCGGGATTTGAGCATGGACCGCCTAGAAGTAAAAGCCTCGCTCAGCGTCACGGATGAAGGTGAAATCGTCGGCATCGCATGGCCGTTCAATGCGGGTCCCGACAGCTATGGCGACCTGATCACCAAGGGCGCTTTCGGCGCAATCCTCCCTGATTTGCCGATCCTCTTTCAGCACCGTCCTGATGATTTGGTCGGCACCTGGAACGAAGTGAAAGAGACCGACGACGGATTGTCCGTCAAAGGCCAGCTTCACCTCGACCAGCCGCGAGCCCGTTCAATTCGCGCGATGGTCAAGACGGGTTTGGTCACCGGCCTTTCCATCGGCTTCCGGACCAAGGCCGCGCGTAAGCAAGCCCGAGGCCGCATCATCGACGCGCTTGACCTCGCTGAAATCAGCTTGGTTCGCGACCCAGCCCATTCTCGTGCCCGGATCACGGGTGCGAAATCCGACGACGCGGCGCGTGCCGTGGCCGATCTCATCAAGCGTTTCACGGCGACGCTGAAATCCTAATAGGAGCTATGGACCACCCAATGAAGAACGTCACTGCCCTAGAATTCAAGGACACCGGCGAAGCCGATGACCCGATTGCCTCCGTCGCCAAGGAACTGGCGGATCTGAAGGCGGCCCTCGAAACGAAGGCTGCCAACGACAACACCAAGCTCACCGAGCGCTTGGACCGCATCGAGGCCAAGGTCAACCGTCCCGGCAATAAGTCGTCGGCAAACGACAATGAGCCCCAGGTCGAGACCAAGGCGCTCAACGGCTTCCTGCGCAACGGCCCGCAGTCGCTCGACGATATCGAAAAGAAGACCCTGAACCTCGGCACCACCACGGCCGGCGGCTATGTGGTCGCGCCGGAATACTCGACGCGCGTCATCGAGGGCCTGACGCAGTTCTCGCCGCTGCGCTCGCTCGCCAGTGCCATGTCGATCGGCACCACCGAGACCTACATCCCGATCCTCACCTCCGGCACCGATGGCGGGTGGGTCACCGAAACCGGCACTCGCCCGTCGGCTGAACCCGCTTTCGAACAGGCGAACATCAAGACTTTCGAGTATGCGGCCACGCTTCCGGTATCGGTCCAGCTCCTGGAAGATAGCGCTGTCGATCTCGCAAGTCTCTTGCAGCGCTGGATCACCAAGAAATTCGCCAAGGCGGAAGCATCCGCCTTCGTTGTCGGCGACGGCAACGGGAAGCCCACCGGCCTCCTGCATACGCCGGGCGACTATACCCAGATCACGGCCGACCAGGACGGTTCTGACCTCCTGGAAAAGCTGATCGACCTGTTCTATGCGCTGCCCGGCGAATACGCGAACGTCGGCGCCTGGATGATGAAGCGCTCCACCATGGGCGTCATCCGCAAGCTCGCGGATGCCTCGACCACCCGGCGCAGCATCTGGTCGGACAGCATCGCCAAGGGCACGCCGGCCACGCTGCTCGGCTGCCCGATCTTCGAAGCGCCCGACATGGACGGCCTGGTTGGCGCCGGTTCGCCGGCTGCCGACACGTTCCCGGTCATCTTCGGCGACTATGCCAGCGCCTATCAGATCGTCGATCGCGTTGGCATCGCCGTCATGCGCGACGACTTCACCGGCGCCGACAATGGCATCGTGAAGCTTCGCGCCCGTCGCCGCGTCGGTGGCAAGCCGGTTCTGCCGGAGGCTGCCGTGGTCCTCAAGGCAACGGCGTAACGAACATGCGGCTCGCAGCGAATACCTTTGCCCTCCAGCTCGGCGACAAGTCTTTCGACTTGAAGCCGTCGCTGCGAGCCGCATTCATCCTATACGAACGTTACGACGGCTTCCATAACCTCTCGCGCCACCTTGCCGATGGAAGCCTGACCGCCGCCCTCGATATCATCAGCGCCACCATCGTCGACGCCAAGACCTGGGGCCAATACGCTCTGCCAGTCAATGGTGCCGTCGTGCGCGACCTCATGACCGCGACCGGCGATCTGATCGAATTCGTCATGTTGCTCGCTGGCGTCGACAGCAAGACAAGCGGCAAGGCCGATACGGGCAAGCCGATTCCGTTCGATGAATACTTCACCCAGCTTTTCCAGATCGGCACCGGCTGGCTTGGCTGGACACCTGATGACACCTGGGAAGCAACGGCTTCCGAGATCATCAACGCTCAGAAGGGCCGCATGGACATGCTCAAGGCCTTGTTCGGTAGCAAGGAAGAAACCGCCGACGCTTCCGACCTGGGAAGCATTAAGGCCGATCTCAACGCCATCGGTGATCTTACCGTGCATTCATTGAGGGCTCGCTGATGGCCTGGAAACCGCGCCGCGTATGTCACTGCGGCAAGATCATTGCGGCAACCGATCTTTGTGAATGCCAGATCAGGCGAAAGGCAGAAGCCGACCAGCGCCGCCCCAATGCCAACGATCGCGGCTATGACAGCAAGTGGCGCCGCGAGAGCAAGGCATTCCTTGCCCTCCCTGAAAACCACTTCTGTGCCTGCGGCTGCGGTCGCATCGCCGATTGCGTCGACCACAAGGTTCCCCATCGCGGCGACATGAAGCTTTTTTGGCAGCGCTCGAATTGGCAGGCCTTGGCTAGCTCACCCTGCCATGCCAGCCGCAAACAACGCACGGAGCGCCGGCAATGAGCGACAAGGCCCTCTGGCGCGCGGTGATCCAGCAAGCGATCACGGATGCAACTCAACCCCTCTCGACTAAGCGGCGAGCCGTTCGCCTCGACCAGATGCGCACTCGCGAATGGCTTACTGAGCCGAACAGCGACTTTGAGGACGTTTGCAGCCTCGCGGAGCTGGACCCGATCAAGGTGCGTAAGCACGTGCTGCCCCTGATCGCAGAGGCAACGAAGAACGATCAGCCGATGCCTGAACGCACGCCGCAACGCCGCGTCCGCTTCTCAGCGAGGCATACCCCGGGGGTGGCTCAAAACCCTCAAGAAATCGTCCGCGACCGGTGCCCCCGACCGGCACAAGATAGCTCGAAATTGGGAATTTTCTGACTATGCCCGGCATCACCCTGGACCAAGCCAAGGTCCACCTGAACGTCACCTTGGACGCCGACGACGCGATCATTTCCGACAAGCTCGCGGCGGCAAAGGCGTGGGTTGGCGCCTATACGGCCTCGAATGTGGACGCTGACGGCACACCGGCGCCGGTGAATGAGGCTGTGCTGCAAATGACGGCGCACCTCTATCAGAACCGGGAAGCGTCCCTGGTTGGCGTCACGGCCCAGGAATTGCCGTTCGGTTTCCTCGATTTGTTGGCCCCTTACCGCGCGTTTTGCTTCTGAAATGGCCGTTTCCGACCCATCTCTCACCCTCCAAAAGGCCATCCGGCAGCGCCTGATCGCGAGCCCGGAGCTGATGGCGCTGGTCCAAGCTGAGCACATCCTGGACGCCAATGGCCGGCCGGAGATCATGCCAGCCGTCTATATCGGCGAAGGGCAGACCATCTTCCGGCGCTGGGATGCGACGACGCATGCCACGCTGCACGTCTGGTTCGCTGAGCCGGGTTTGGTCCAGTGCAAGGAAGCCGTGTCCGCCATCGTCGCAGCGCTGCGGATCGATGCCCAGGCAGAAGGCGTGCTGCAAATCGACGGCTTCACTGTGCACGACATGCAGGCCACCCAGACCCGCTATCTACGCGACCCCCACGGCTCCTATAGCCACGGCATCGTCACCGCCGCGGCGATCGTAAAACCGAGGGCGGCATGAGGGCCGGCAACCTCGATCGCATCATTGAAATCCAGCGCCGGACCACTGGCCTGGACCTCTACGGCACGCCCATAGAGACCTGGACCACGCTTACCACCATGCGGGCGCAACTGCTCAAGAACGCCACCGACGATCGCGAGGGCGCGCGCGGGCACACGACCGACGCCGTGCTGACCATCCGGATGTATTACTTCGCCGGCCTCAGCCTCAATGATCGGCTTCTCTATGAGGGGCAGCAATTCGAGATCACCGGCTTAACCGAGATCGGCCGGCGCGTCGGGATGGATGTTACGTGCGAGCGGGTCGGGTCGTGACTTCAGTGCAGGAGTTCCAACGCGCGGTCAATTTCCTCGCCTTTGGCGAGCAAGCGTCGACGCTCGGCGAGCAATCGAATTTCATGCTGCAACAGAGCACCGCTCATCGTGCGACGGGTAACCTCAATGAATTCATGAACGCTCTTCACAAAACTAGGAGCAATTCGATCAAGAAATTGCATTCTCGATTCGTCGGAAGGTCCCCGTTGTCTAGACTTGAGGTTCTGCGACCGGTCTCGGATTATCACGACGGTTTGCCGCAGCTCCTCACGCTCGGTTCGCTGAGTGCGGGTCAATCTCAGGCGGTCGCAAAATCGTCCCCACTGTGCCGCTCCGAGGCGATCGATTGCGGCCTGAAACGAGGTCAGTTCCTGGGCGAGAACATCCACCAAGGCGATATCGCCTTTTTCCCAGAAATCGATTGCCGCCGACAGCTTACCAAGACCGCTTTCGATCGCCCTGATTTCTCCGATAAAGGCAATATCGGCATCGATCGCATCCAGGTCGGCCAGAAGTATCGGCTGGAGTTGGGAAGCCGCTTGAGCACCCATGATACGGACTTGTCGCCAGACCGGCGCAACGGCCATCCAGCCAATCAGCGCTGCGCCTATTACACCGATGAGTGTTTGCCAATCTTTGAGGACGTTCAAGAGCCCCTGAGCCTTGGCGTCGGAGATCAGTGCTCCGCTAATGCCGAGCCATGTGGCGAGGACCGCCGTCAACATCAACGTCACAATCGTGGGCAGACCGGGAAGGTTGCTTCCATTCATTCCGGCAACCTGCCGCGCGATTCGATTCTTGTCGAGAGGTGGGCCGCATGAGGGGCCGAAAACCCGACCTTGCCGCTGCCGGCAACGCGCTCGACGCCTCGACCAAGCCGCCATCTTGGTTGAGCAAGCACGCCAAAGCCGAATGGCGCCGCGTGATGCCAGAGCTCGCCAAGCGCCGAATCCTCACGCCGGCTGATCTTGGCTGCCTGGAGAGCTACTGTATCGCGATCGGCCGCATCCGCGAGCTGGAGATCCTCCTACGCGCCGGCATCGATCCCAAGCTTTGTCGAATGCAAGACAAGGCGATGGTCACGGCCCGCCAGCTCGCGGCCGAACTTGGCTTGACGCCCGTGTCCCGTTCCCGGCCGGCCGTGCGGGAAAATGACGACCAGGATGATGATGAAAACCCCTTCAACATCGTCTGATACCTATCCGCACTGGATTTTCGACGATTCGCCCATTACCGACCCGTTCGGCTATGGCGAGCGCGCGGTCGAATTCCTCCGGCGCCTGAAGCATCCCAAGTCGACGTTGCCCCGGAAGCAATTCCAGCTCGACCCGTGGCAGGAACGTATCGTGCGCGCGATCTACGGGCCGCGCGACGACGCCGGCAACCGGATCGTCTCAACCGTTGTGATCCTGGTCCCGCGCGGCAACCGCAAGACCAGCCTGTCCGCTGCACTGGCGCTGTTGCACACCATCGGCCCTGAGCGTGTTTCGGGGGGCGAGGTCATTTTCGCGGCGTGCGATCGTGGGCAGGCTGGCATCGCCTTCAAGGAGGCGAGCAGCATTGTAAAGGCCGATCCCAAGCATTTGGTCCCGGTGACCAAGGTCTATGACGCCTTCAACAGTGCGAAAAAGATCGCCTATCCCCGCGACGGGACCGAATTGGAAGTCATCTCAGCGGACGCACCGAGTAAGGAAGGCCGGACGCCTGCATTTGTGCTGGCGGACGAACTCCACGTCTGGCGCGGTGCGGACCTCTGGAAGGTGCTCACCAATGGCCTCGACAAGACCGACAACAAATTGCTTGTGGTCGCGACGACGGCTGGTCGTGGGCAGGACAACATCGCTCATGAAGTGATAGAGCGCGCGCGGAAGATTGCGCGCGGCGAAATCATCGACCCGACCTGCCTGCCGGTGCTCTTTGAGTCGCCGGCCGACGTAGACTATGCCAGCGAGGACGCATGGCGCCGCGTCAATCCCGGTAGTGTCCATGGTTATCCGTCCGTCAAAGGCTACCGGGACCACGTCACGCGCGCAAAGGATAGCCCGACCGAGCGCGATAGCCTGTTGCAATACAAGCTGAACGTCTGGCTCGACCATTCGACATCGCCCTTTGTGGACATGGCGACCTATGACAAGGGCGCCGCGCCGATCGACTACGAGGCCTTGCGCGGGGCGCCGTGCTGGATTGGCGTCGACATGAGCAAGACGACCGACCTTTCGTCCGTGGTTGCCTGCTTCCGGGATGGCGACACTTACACCGTGTTGCCGCACTTCTTTTGCCCTGAGGCCGATATTCGCAAGCGGGGCGACCTGGACGGGGTGAACTACGCCTCATGGGCCAAGGATGGCTTCATTACAGCTACACCCGGCAACGTCATCGATAACGCCGCCGTCGCGGACTACATCCGATCACTGGCGGAGCGTTTCCAGGTCCAGGAGATCGGCTTTGACGTGGCGTTCGCCCAAGGCGTCATGGCTCCCCTGGTCGACGAAGGTTACCCGGTCGTCACTATTCGCCAAGGCTGGGTGACGCAATCGCCGGCCCTCAACGTGCTGGAGCGCGCGATCATCAGCGGCAACTTCCGCCATGGGGGCCATCCCGTGTTGCGGTGGAACTTCGCCAATGTCGCAATCCACAAGGACGCGAACGACAACCGGATCATTCACAAGAGCAAGTCGACCGATCGCATTGACGGCGCGGCGGCGACTTGGATGGCCGTGTCGCGCGCGGCGGCCGGCGAAAGCACGCGCTCGCTTTACGATCTCCCCAACGCTGTTGAACTTCTTTCGTGGTGACGCATGGCCGATAACGACGATCTCGACGCATACCTTGAGGCGTTGCGGGACAAGATCACCGAGCAATTGGGCGACGTTCTGCGCGAGCAGGCCTTCCGCCTTTCCGATGCACAGCGCGCCGCGTTGCGATCACTTGAGCAATCGCCCGAGACCGGCGCGCTCGAAGCGTCCTGCACCGTGGCCCAGGGCGAGAGCGAACTTGAATACCTAGTGCAGGCCGGCGGTGACATGACGACGAAGGAAGTCCGCGAGGGCAGCGGCGAGCCCTATGACTACGCGCTCGGCTTTGAATTCGGGACAAGCCACCAGCCCGCGCGCTCATTCTTCTACTCCACCTACAACGCCATGCGCGACGACATGCAGCAGGCGATCGACGAAGCTGTAAACGAGGTTCTAAATGACTGACACTTCCCGCGAGATCACCTGGGCCGGCGGCACCAATAAATTCGACCTGGGGCATCCCTGGGTCCGGCGCGTCATGAGCTATCGAGGCCCGGCGCCCGCTGCCCAGATGGCGCGGTTGGAAGCGGGCACCTACAGCGCAGAGGAAATTGAGCGCCTGATCGAACTAGGTTTGATCGGCGGGGGCATGCCCGAGCGCGACGTTGACCCGCTGCTCGATGCGCATGTGCGCGGGAAGCCTCTGGCGCCAAACGTCATGCTTGCGAGCGCCGTTCTGTCCGCGCTGTTTGTGGGTGCTGACAATGGCTAGTCTCACGATCCCAGTTAGGCTCAACCTCGACCAGTTGAAGGAACAGCTGCGGCAAACGTCGTCGCTCACCGCCAACGCCACGCGCCAGATTGCGAAGCAGTTCCTCGACATGAATAAGGATCTCGCCAAAGACGCGATCTTTGCGACGATGGCGCGCGGCGCCGTTGATCTCGCCGGCAAGGTCGCGCTCGCGGTTGGCGCCTACAAGCTCATGACGGCGGCGATCAGCGGCGCCTGCGAGCAGATGCAACAGATGATCGATATCGCCGACAAGGCCCAAAGCCTTGGCGTCTCGCCCGCATTCTTGCAGGCGTTTTCCAGCGAAGCACGCAAGCTCAAGGTTGAGGCCGGCGAGCTCGAATCTGCCCTGGACCAGGCCTTCCAGGCGACTAAGGACCGCTCGCCGATCGACATCGGCGAATGGAGCGTCGGCGAGGAAAAGATCACCGCCGTTGAGAAGGCCTTGCGCGTCTACAATGAGACGCTCGCGAAGGATGCCGGCCAACAACTTCACGGTTTGGTCCTGTTCCGGGATGCTCAGACCCAGGAGGACAAGATCAAGGCAGTGCTCGCGGCCATGATCCAGCTCGACAAGATCGGGCAGCATGCCGCCAGCCTGGATCTTGGCGAACGCATGTTCGGTGCCCAGATCGTCGACCGCATGCGGCAGGGCAAGACGTCCGCAGAAAGCATGCTGGCGACAATCAAAGAGGCCAACGCCAATTCAGACGGCATCTTCAGCAACGCCTTGGTTGAGCGCGCAAAGGAAGTCGACGACCAGCTCAAGCTTGCGCACCAACGGCTCTCGACGGCGCTGAAGCCGTCCTGGGATGACCTCGCCAGCGTCATGATGGATATCAAGAGCGCCTGGGCCGACGTGATCGGCTACATCGCCAAGGCCGTAGAGCTGTCTAACAAGCTCCCGCGCATCCCCGGCATGCCTGCCAGCTCGACTGACCTGGAGGCCAAGCGGGACGCGCTGGCCCAGGTTCAGGCCCGATTGAACGGGACCGGTAGCGGTCTCTTTGGCAGCGTCAATCTTCCGCCTTTGTCGATCCCCGGCATCGGGCAGGTTTACGCCGGCACGACGGCGGACCTGGAGGCCCATCGCGACCGGCTGCAAAAGGAAATTGCGGCACTGACAGCCGGTCAGGATCAGTCTGGCCCGACCGCGCCCAGCCAGACGCGCGGCACCGGCCCGGCGCCGACCAAGATCAGCACCGGTAGCACCGTCGACAAGCTCGGCTCAGCCGCCGACGGCATCGAAAAGCGCATCGCAGCGTTGCAGGCAGAGGCAGCCGCTCTCGACCTGTCTACCGCCGCACGCGAGCGCGCCAAGGTAGCGGCACAGCTTGAGACCGTGGCGAAACAAGCGAACGCAGCGGCTGGCCTGGGCGAGAACGTCGTCACGAAGGAACAGCGCGCGCGGATCGAGGAAGTCACCGACGCTTACGGCAAGGCCACCGAGGCGATCGAAAAGGCGACCGTCGCTCAGTCGATCCGGCGCGGCGGGCAGACGGCTTTGCTAGATCCCCAGGACGTGCAGATTGCCGAACAGCTGAGGGGCCTCTATCCGGAGGTGGGAGCGGCCCTGAACTCTGTTGAGGCGTCGGCCATGCGGACCAATGAGGCCATGCGGTCGATCGGCAGCACCATGAGCAGCAGTCTGACGACCGGCCTCGCGGACATTCTAGACGGCACCAAGAGCGTGTCGGCGGGCTTTGCCGATATGGCAAGGTCGATCGTCCGCGCGCTGGAAGAGGCCATGATCAAAATGCTGATCGTGCAGCCGATCATGCGGACCCTATCCGGCGGCCTTGGCTTTGCCGACGGCGGACTGGTCGGCGGCGGCGCGCCGGTCGCCAAGGCGGACGGCGGCTACATCAGCGGACCAGGGACCGGAACGTCCGACAGCATCCCGGCGCGGCTCAGCAACGGCGAATTCGTGGTGCGCGCCTCCGCTGTGGCGAAGCACCGCGCCGTGCTGGAAGCCATCAACGGCGACCGCATTCCCAGATTCGCCGATGGCGGGCTGGTCGGCAACGCCGGGAGCAGCGGGGCACCGATGATCGCCCCGTCGAACGTGATCGCGCCATCCATCTCGGTCACCGTGCAGGGCACCCCCGGCATGTCGGACCAGGACCACCAGCGCACCGGGGAGAACATCGCTCGGTCGCTGGAGCATCACGTTCGCACCATGATCGCCCAGGAGCTACGGACCCAAATGCGGCCCGGCGGCGTGCTGCGCTGACAAACCCGGCGAAGGTCCGTTCGCAAACGCTATAGAGCACCCGAAAAACGAAAACCCCCGCCGGCGAGCGAGGGTTTTCAAAGGAGTGTCCAGTTAGTCGGAGTCACCACTGACCGGACGGTCCAGACCGAAGGTTCCAAGGCCCATGTCTGAACGATCTAATTATAGCACTTCACCTCAGGTTCTCGCAGTCGATTTCAAAGAAAGTTTGAACGCGACGAACGCGCCCATCCACGAAGTCGTCAGGACCTTCATTCCCGACTACGCCGCTATGATCCGCGAGCACGATGCGGAGAAGAAAAAGCGGCGTGCGCGCAACCGGCAGCGGCGGCACCGCGCGCGACCGCGCGAAACGAGTATCGCCAAGCTTGCGAGCACACTTCGCAAAGCGACAGACAAGCCGCGCGGCAACAAACAGCTCGAGCAATTCCGGCATCGTGTGGGGGAGCTTGCGAGCTTCCGCTTTCTCTCTCGGATCATCATTGCGCGGCACGGCCCCATGTCCGACGCCAATCTCGCACGGCATCTTGGCGACGGCTTCACTCGAAAGAAGGCGTGGCAGTTGCGCCAAATCGTTGCTGACCTCGAAGCTGAAGGCGGGCCGTGGCACTCGATCTAGCCTGCAATTTCGGAATTTCGGCCGTAACGCTCGTAGAAAAGCGCAGTGACTTGAAGGGCTTGCAACGGCAGGGTGGAACGCAATTTTAGGGAGGGTGGAACAGATTCAAAGCGTTCTGTTCCACCCTGTTTTCACAAACCCTATAAAACAAGGGGTTTTCGAAAACTCGACCTGTCACGCTTGCTAGAAGTGGTTAGTATTTTGGTTGTTTAGGATAGTGGGGAGCGTTAGCTCCCCTATTCTTAGGAAGCGTGACAGCGAAACTCGCGGTCTCCCTCGCTCCGCTCGGTCGCTTCGCTCCCGGGGGCTGCCGCCCCCGAGCCCCCGCCGGCCTGCGGCCGGCTCTTGAACTTATCTCCGGAGATGGGACGCTTCCGGCTAGGAGAACCTTCCGGTCTTGACGGGACTGCCTCCGGCCATGCTCCGCCGCCTCCGGCGGCTCACCATGGGCCACCGGCCTGACAGAGGGGGCGCGTCGCCGGCCCCAGGAGGCCGGCGCGTCGCCGGCCCCAGGAGGCGCGAGCAGTGACAACTTCTGATCTGGTGTGGCGGTCGTGCCCTTTACAAAGTTTTCGGTAGGACTACCGTTGTCTCGACTCATCCGCTGGTGACGGTCCGATCAGTTGCCTGACGAACCGTCACCGCGCGGGTGCGCTCCAGAGGGGCCAGGGACCGGATTTATCCGTTGCCAGCGGCCGGTTTCCTGTCCCCTCAGTGCAGCGCTCGCTGACGAATCAGCGTGCATCACACCGCAATCATCAAACACCCGGGCGCCTTCACGACGCAACGCGCAATCCAGGCACTCGTTGGGTTACGAACATGCACTTGCCCGTTATTTGGGCAGCTTTTGCCTGCTATGTGCTAACTTTCAGAAAATGTTGCTTTAGCGACACATCCGGGCGTTACCGGAGAAAGTGCCTCAACGAAGCTCAGTCGGCAGTAGGAGCTGGCGATCTGAAGGTTGGTAAGGGGAGGCTGATGCAGAAATAAATCTTGCCGCGCTAAGTCGCTGTCCCGCCTCGATCCGGAATATCAGCAGTTACTTAATTTTCTGAATTTCAGAAGGCGGCCATCTTGCCGGCGACTCGCAAATCGCGCATCTCGATTCCCGTGCATCACCACATAAGGCTGACAAATGACCGCCGACCTGGGAACGTTCATTCCGACCTCCACCTACAACGATCTCATCGTAGCGCTGACTGAGATCGACCGCCGCAATCCCTTCAGCGAGGGCAGCCGAGCCGCCCGCGAATGGCGCGAAAACGAGATCAAGCTTGTCCTCGGCATGATTGGTGACATTTGGCCCCTGGAGATCCGCGGCGACCTGATCATTGATGCGCTCGAAGGTGGACAATCTGTCGCACTAAAAAATCCGCGAGATCCCATATCGCCCTGACTACAGGCTCAACGCGAAAGGCACTCACAGTCGGGACCGTTCGCTCCTCCATGTTCGATACCAGCCGGCGCACCCCGCCGGCTGGTTTCTTCTCAGGGGACCATTCCGACTGATGACATGGAGAGTAATGAGATGCCTACCGTAGTGCTTCCCGAGGTCACCATTGTTAATGCCGCGGAGCGCGTCGTCGCCATCGGTCTAAAAGTATGGGACCAAGAATGCAAAGTAATGATCGAAAGCGACGACGCCGTGCGCTTCGCCGAACGTGTCCGAGGCCTACGGAAGCGATCGATGGCGCGGCTAACTTATTTGGACACCCACGATGACGACGTGAAGGCTTATGTCGAGGTTAAGCACTCGAGCAGCGGTTACATCTTTTGCGTCGACCTTATCCGCGCTGAGATCGCGGGCGACGAGGTGATTGGGGACAAAGCGCAGCGATCAATGCTTCTCTCTGATGAGCAGATGTTCGAGTTCCTCGCTGATCTCGAATTCGCCGGAGGAGTAACGGCGTCGTCGGTATCGACCGCAAGCTTCAATGCCAAGACGACCAAGCCATTGCGTGCCGCGACTGCGTCGGACCTATCGGAAACGCTCAAACAAACGGTGGAATTGTTCCGCAGCAACTGATCTCCAGCCCTTGCCCAAAATCGTCCCTCGCGCTTAGATTGCGCGGGGGATTTTTCATGCGACAGATTTCTATACTGTTGACCGCGCTGTTTCTCAGCGCCTGCTCTGAGGGCTACGGCCGCTACGAGCCTCCAGTGGTCGATTCCTACGGCAGGAAGCCTGAACAGCTCGCCAAAGACCAGCACGAGTGCATTGAGGCAAAGCGAGCCCACGGCTTCGTCGGTGACGCCCGTATGATCACCGACTGCATGGAGCAGCGCGGTTACACGATCCTGACTCCGAAGGGATAGGGCTTCTCGCCGGCTGCGCGGCCCGCACGCCCTACGTGGAGCCGCCTGTGGTCGATATGACCGGCGTCGACCAGAACCGCTACAACAACGACCTCTCTGCCTGCACCAACGAGAAGATCGCGGCGAACGCCACGACCATGTGGACCAACGACATAATCTCGGTCTGCATGGAGCGGAAAGGCTACAGGGTCCTCGCGCACAAGGGCTGATCCTGGTCGCTTGCTCAAGATCGTTCATCTCGCTTAGATTGCGCGGGGATTTTATATGGAGGGGCAACGATGAAGCAAAAGTGGCGTGGATTGCCGCCCGGCGAACCCGAGCCGACTATCTGGCCTTTCGTTGTGTTCGTTTTCGGCATTCCCGTTCTTGCTGTGGTCAGCGGCTATTTCCTCACTACGATCTTTTTTGGTGTCGCAATCGGCCTTGTAGCTCTGGTCATTTACAAGAGAGAAAAGACGGCCGTGGAGGTAGCAGGGGCATTGATAGGCGCCGCCGCTCTGGCGTCCATCGGAGGTTTGTTCATTATGCCGTGGGGGTCGAACGACCACGGGTCCGCGCGGCAAGACACTGCCTATTCATGCCAACCCGAGCACTATGACCGAGACAATTGCGAAGCCCAGCGCGGTGGCATCAAAGCGTTGGGTCAATTTGTGAACGAGTTCAATTCGAATCAGGAGTTTAGAAGCGACATCAAGCGTCGGCTTGATCGCTGAGATTCACGCCATCATCGCATAGCTTATCGCCTCGATCATCGCTGTGCGATCCCGCAGCGGCCCTTCCGGCAGCACGCCATAGCGTCCGGTCGTGCTCGCCTTCGTGTGCCCCAACAGAACGCCATGCTGCTCATCCAGGTAACCGGCGGCGCGAAAGGCGTCCGCGACGTTGTGTCGGAAGCTATGGAAGTTGACGCGCCTGTCCACCTTCACACCGACGGCTTTGAAGTAGCCATTGAAGAATTTCGAGGCCTCGCCGAAATAGCCGCGCTTGTCGCGCTCCGCTTCTGGAAACAATCGCTGCTCACCACGCGCTGCCAAGCTGGCGTGATAATCGATGAAGCCCAGCTCGATTAGCTTGGAGTGCACCGGCACCACGCGCTTTGAACCCTCCGTCTTCGTTGACTTCTCATCATCGCCTAAATCGCTGATGTGAAAGACCCAAGTGCCATGAAGTTCATAAATGTCGGACGTCAACAATTGGCACAGCTCCCCAAGGCGTGCGCCCGAATAGATCGCGATCAGCGGAATCCAGTAGCGCCAATCCCTGATCGCCGCATTGCCCGCCTTGTGCTCAGCACCATCGCCCAGGCATGTGGCGAACAGAGGTGAATTGAAGATCGTCTTGAGCTGATCGGCGGTGAACGGGAATCGGTTCTTGCGGCGCTTGTCGATCGACAGATACATTCCGCTCATCACGTCGTCGTCGATGTATTCGTTTTGCAGTAGCCATCGCGCGAAGCTGCCGAGCGCCGCGAGATATTTGTTGATCGACTTCTGGCTGATCGTCGGCTTTTTGACCGTCTCGTTAGCCTCGATCACCTTGCGAAACGACATGCCCTCGAATGCCTTGCTGTCCGCCGCCTTTACCGGCCAGCGCGCCAGCTCTTGTTTCCAGTTGCGAACAGCTTTGCGCGTGATCACCGAGACGTGGGAGGCCTCGCCGACGAACTCGGCAAAGAGCTTCACAATCTTGCGGTTCTGATCCCAGGTGTCCGGCCGCGCGTCTCCGATCCGCTCAGTTTTGAACTTGTCGTAAAGCTCCATCAACGTTTCGCCCGGCGCGGCAACCCGCTTGCCCTGCGTGAGATCGGCCGGCACGACGATCGGATCGGACGGGACGCCGGCCCAGTTGCCGGCATCGCGTTCGGCCGCGCGCTCCAAGACCTGGATCTGTGCGCGCTGCAACCGTTGGCAAAGATCACGATAGGCGGGCGAGCCCTTGGCGATCAGCAGCCGCTCGCTCTGGATCACATCATCGGCCTTCCATTGGATCAGGGCCGTCTCGCCGGTCGCGAGGTGCTTCCGTAGCTCGGCAAGTTGGATAGCACGCCGGTCGCGGTCCAGCTTCGCCGCATCCTTCATGACGATCAGGTCGATGGTGGCGTTGAGTTGCACCATGGGGTCGGAAGACCAGGGCACGCGGCCCGCCTCGATATCGCTCGCGAGCTTGTCCTTTGCTTCCTGGATCGTCGCATCGGTCGGCAGCGCCGCGCGCGCCCGGCCATCCAGGTCCAGCTCGGTCTCGTAATGCGACCAAACGGCGGCTTGGAGATCGGCGGGGGAGGGCTCCCGGCGCTGCTCCATGTCTGCGAAGCGCGCACGGAATGAAGCGATCACGGGTGCCGCCCTGTCGCGCGCCAACCGGGGGTCGCTCGTCTTTAGCGACTGCCAAATCTCTTTGCGCTTGAGGACCGGCTGGAGCTTCAGGGGCACGCCAACGCGGACGTAGTAGGACGTGCGACCAGGACGCTTTTGGATGTTCGTGGCGATCGACAT